ACTATAACTATTGGCCGTAATAAACTCTCCAGTATCAGAAGATTTGATTGTATAGTTTTGATAGATTACTCTTAATCTTCCCTTGGGTTCTGATACGTTTCTCTTTCTTATAATTCTCGAATAATCATAATACGTCGATCTCTGACCATCATCAAGATAGTAATTGTTGGAAACATTCTTACTTCCTCTCAACTTAGAATCTACAATTGCTTGAATTGATGATTCTTTTCCAACTACAACTTCCCCAACACTAAACGTAAATGTGTTTAGATTGACGTATTCCAGTTTGTTGGAATCCAGTTTATTGATTACAATTGCAACCGCACCAGATGAAAGTCCTTTAATTTCTTCCCCAACAATAAAATCTGAGTTGCTATTTGATGGACCACTAAATCCACTTAAGGTCAGATTTGGAAGAACTGGATCTGAAGTATTCTCAGACTCAAAAATAGATAAGAAACGAACAACATCAGGAACATTCAGACTTATCTCTCTGTCTTGAACTCTTGTTCCGTAGATTTGACTATAAGTAAGTCCATCATTCAGAGTGGTTGTTCCAATGCCAGAGGAGGTTAATTTTGATTTTGAAATTACAATAGAAGAAGTCTTATTAAACTGTTTGGACTTTGAACTTGCTCTAGTGTTCTTAACTGTAGAAATTAATTGATAATTACCTGAAGCTTTAGTAAGATTTGAAAGAGTTACTGTCTTTCCTGTAGCATTCAATAAGAACTGATCTGATCTCAGATCTTCATAAGTTCCATCATTATACGAAAGAACGTATCTATCTTCATCAAAAGATTCAAAGAAAATATCAGTATCCTCAGAAGGAATAGTTACCGAAATTTGATTTCCTGTAAATGATCCTGAGAAAACTCTTCTTTGAATTACCTCGTTTTCTGCAAAATCTAAAGTTGCAATGTTTGTGTCACCAAGTCTGGTCATCAAAGATGATGCACTTGGAATATCACATTCAATCTTAATGATGTTTGTTATATTTTGAGCAGTTGTAGATAATGACCCATTACAAACACCAGATACTGTGGTGATAGCTTTAATATTAAAGAACGTCCCACCAGCAGAGACAGCCGTAACTTCATTAAATACTGGATCACTGCCTACCGAAGAGTAGGAAATAATGTCACCATCTTTTACCAGATTAATAAAGTTTTTGTCTAAACCTGCAGAAACTGTACTAATTCCACCACTGGATGCTGTAATATTAAAAGTAGTTCCTGGAGAACTGATGTACGATCTTCTACTTAAAACTAAATCCGCGTTAAAAGTGCTAATTCCAGTTTGAGAGTATATTGATTTAATATCTCCAATAGAGTAATCTGTTACCGAATTGATAATCCTAGAATCATCAATTCCATTTACTCTAATCGGCTCATTTTCTATAAATCTTCCACTAACTTGATATAAAGTTAATGACCCAGTGTTTGCAGCAGTGGTATCAGACACTAAGTATCCAGAAGCATTACTTCTTCTTCCTTCAATAAAGGTTGGGGTACTTAAATTTGTCTTAAATGACGTTGTTAGTCCAATAATGGTATATGTCTGAATATCAAATAACTTAAGATCAAACCTACTCGTATCATCAACATAACTTGTTTGAGGAACAAAATCATAAACTCTCGCTTTTCCAATAGTTGTTCCAGCAGCCACATAGGCAGTTGAACCAATTCTGGTATCCATTAAACTCACTACAGAGTCTGTTCCAAGACCGGGAGTTACAGATCCATAAACATTATTGACTACAGCTAAAGCACCAGAATTGTACGTTACTGCCTGAGTATCTGACGATTTAGTTGTTCTCGCTTTAGGAACATCCAACAAAGTTGAGGAAATAGTCTCTACATCGTATCCTTTGACGTACGCTTTTCCTGGTCCAATCTCATAAACCATCAGATCTTCTGATGGTACGTTTCCATTAGCAGTCCTCTGATTTTCAAAGAACATTCCTTCTGAGAGAGTTCTGTCATTCAAACAATCTCTTACAAAAAGAGTGAATGGCCTTACAAAATAGTCCCCAGATTCATCATAAGTTCTTCTGGCTAATTGATCTCTCAGAATATTATATTCTGGATTAACATCAAAGAACTTGGGAACACCGTTTTCTACTCTTAGGATTTCAACAAAAGAATCTATTTGAGTATCATTAAGATTCTTTTTCGATAATATTAACTCTAACTTAAATCTATCTGCTCCTGGTGCAGCATAATTTGTAAATCCCTGAGCGTTATCAAAAAGAGTATCGTCCTGATAGGAACTTACTACGGTCTCCAATACATCAAATCCAACTTTATATGATGGATTAATGTCATATTGGTCCAATAGAATTGTTTGATCATGCACCCGAACAAAAGTACCTCTTACAAAATAAACTCCAGAAGCTACAGAAACTGCCGTTCCTTCATCAGCAGCATCCTGTGCAAGAGTATTTGCAAATCCCTGTCCAGATTGTATTGTTGTATTTCCATAAGTAATGGAATTTTGCAACAGAAGAGTTTCAGAATTACTGAATATTTTTACATCAAAGTCCTCACCACCACTTTGTAAGTATTTTACATATAATGTGAAGTTATTTTTTTCAGAATCACTTTGGTCGAGAAGATATACAACTTCCGCCGTTACTCCACTGGATTGACCTCTAATCTTTGATCCAAGTAACTGGTCAAAATATGAAGAGATTGCAATTCCATTATACTCAGATTGTATTTGAATTGCATAAATTGGATTTTCATATCTTAATTGACCAGGAATTACAACAGATCCCTCCTTAAAGACATGCTTGCCAAATTGCTCTATCTGATATTGAGCAATTGATTGGAGATTGTTTAACTCTCTAGCTTGAATTGGATACCCTGGTTTGAAAAGAACCTTATAATAGTCCTTTTGAGGATCAAAATCGTCAAAATATGGAGAGACGTTGAGATTAGTTTCCTGTGGCATAATTCTTTAGAATTGCAAAATGACTTTGATATCTTCTTTTTGGTTTGATGATCTAGTGATCGAGGGTCTATTATCAACGTAAATCACATTACCAGAATACTTTTCAACTTCAGGATTGGAAACTCCAGATGTAAATTCCTGACCCAGATTATATGTTCTACTATTTATCGTAGTGGTAATACCTGTGAAGTTTGTATCAATACCCAAAGTATTGTTTTGTCCAACAACATTCAAATCACCAGTTCCGGTTGGAGAAGCGGTGAATCTTTGCAATTGAAATCCATATGTTGGAGTTGAATTCTGAGTTCCATCGGTGTTGAAACCAGCCAGATTTCTATCTTGCCAATACTTCAATACTCCAGTTGTTTGATTGTATGAAACAACCCTTCCAACAGCAGTAACACCAGTTCCTATTGTCTGAGTAATTTGACTATCTGATGGAAATGTTGCCGAATCATATCCAGAACCAGTTAATTTTAATGCATATACTGCACTTGCTTTATCTAAAGATAATAATGAACTAGAATTCCAGGATGTTGGATTTTCTATCAACCCAACTCTTGCAATTTGATTTCCTGTAATGAAATCTGGATTTTCTGTATCGTTTTCAATTCTGGAGTAGATTAGGACGTTATAAGCACCAAGTTCTCTGTAGATATCAGCTCCGTGACCTCCCTGTGGAGGAATAATCACATCAAATATTGGATCAGTAGTTCCTGATGGGAAGTTTCCTGCTTCCAAATCTACACTTCCGAAGGTATATCCAGATCCACCATTTGAGATTGTTATTGATTCAACCTTAGAGTCATTTCCAACAACAATGGTACATTCTGCATTAGAACCATTCCCTTTGATTGGGACATTCTTATAAGTTGTATTGGCCGTTCCCAGTCCAACTCCTCTATTTTTAATAGTTACGATCTTTAATTGACCACTGGTTGATGCGTTATTTCTTACAGCAGCATCAGTTGTATTAGTTGCCCAGTCCTTTGGAACTGGAATATAATTAATAGAGTCAAATTTTACAATTTCACTTGGTTTAATAGTATATAAGTATTTCCAAATATATCCATCTCCACTTGTACCAGCTGATTTTGGTTCTAAGTCCGTAAAAGTTGGTTCATCCAAAGACGGTCTTCCTTCTGGATTTTCCGGTGAAACACCATTATGAAGACAGATATAAACCTTATAGTCACTATTTACAACATAATAGTTTGATGAATACAAACTGGTAGCGTTTGAAGGCTTTGATGTATTGGAGACACTAATGTCGTGACGATACATATCGTAGGTTGTTCCGGAAGTCCAAACGTTCTTCTTAACAACCTGATTAACATCACCAGATGACACCCTCTTCAAAGCAATCATCGTATCCCAATAATCATTCTCTTCGTTAAAACTATCCTTTGGATCTAATGGAAGAGTATCCCAAGTAGAAGAATAGTCGGTAGCGTTAGGTAATCCAATAAAGGAATAATAAGAGTTTGATGATGAAGTAGCTACCGAAACAAAGTTACTCGCGTTCAGTATCCTTAACTGATCAGTTATAATTGCTGACATTTTACGGTTTTTTATCTATTTATGTGCTATAGTTTATGTATTTTAAAGAGTTGTATCTCTGAACAGTTGGAGATGTCGATACTCCAAGAATTCCATTGTTATAATATGTAAATGATTGTGCCTCAGGTCTATTGGAGATGTTATAAATTCTTCCCCAACTGTACTCACCAAAGAATCCACTGTATCCAAGACCAGTCAATCCATTGTAATTTGATACACTAACTGTTACCTTAGCAACATACGTCACTCCATAACCAATCACCTGTGTCTGTCCTATGGACACCGCAGAGACGTGATAAATGTTATCAAGGAATG